TGCATCAATTGCACTTTGTATGATACCTACATCTGTAACATCATAATATATATCTGCACTACCACTCCATTCTTTTAAATTTGATTTAAAAGATCGGGATGTGTCACCCATTACTGTGCGTTCAACTGTGTTAATGCTGCTCGCAATACTATAATTGCGAAGGGATGCCATTGCACTCCCACCAATTGATAATGTACCTTCTTGTCCTGTATGTGTTGTCATTCTTCTTTCTCCTTGACTTTGTTAACTTTTTCGACCTTTACGATCTTTTGGGGGTCTTTGACTTTATTAGTGGCACGCCACCCCTTGGCTTCCCAATCCGATAATATACTAGAATTGATACATCGGGTTCTTTCACCATCTGTTATTTGTACTGTCATAATTGACCTCGTGTGTATGTATAATATATTTCTAATGTCATTTCAACACTACCAAATGGTTCGACTATATCAAAATCAACAGTAATATCAACAAGTTGAGTCGATTTAGCATTGCCATTTCTGGTTCTATCTAAATCGACTATTTCTTCCACTCGTTCTATAATATCATTTCGTTGATGATCTATATTCGTACCATTAACCCAGCCGATTAATACCACTTCCAAAATACCACGTCGTAGTCCTGATGAACCACCTTGTGTTAAATCTTCTCTGGTTTCATTGGCAGTAGTAATATAAATTGCGGGGAATTGTTGCCTACTTAGTTGGTCGGGGTCTATTAGATCCCTAGATACCAACCCAAAATGTGGGTTTTGTGCATCGTGTAATACATCAACTAAATTGGTGACTATGTCTTCCCTGTAGTTCATTATCTTTCTAATCTCAATGTGTTAAGTGGTGGTTTTTCTGAATCAGTTACAGACCCATCATCGTTAATGTCGTATTCAACACCATCACGAATAACTAAATCCATCTCTTCATCATAACGAAGTTTATAAAACTCCATCATTCTTTCAAACCTATCACCCTCTGTTGTGAATTGGGTTAATTTTGGTAATATATAATAACTTAGAACATGAAACACAGCAGCACGTGTGAATTGGGAATCCGTTAATAAAGTTTCATCCATTTCAGTAGATGACCCTATTACTTTGGGATACCAATCAACACGCAACTTTCTTAATATATCAGTTCGGGTCTTAATATGTTCATCACTAAAATCCGTAATACCATAATCATGTAGATCTGGTAAATATTCTAATATATCATTGTCTGTGCTTATAGTCATCTACCTTAATCCGCAGAACCAATTAACTGTACACCAGCAGCAGCATTTATAATGCCACTACCAACCACAGCAGATACAACTAAATCAGTTGCCTTGCCCTTCGCAGATCTTTGCTGTTCGATCTCAATACCACCTCGCATTGCAACACCAAGTGCCTGTTTAACGAAGATTGCACCGACCGACTCGAAATCAACATCAGGTTCATCATCGGTGATCGCAACAGATGCTGATTCATATACATCAACACCAGCAATTGATCCAAGGTAATATGCACCAAGTACTCGTTCACCACCCGCTAATGTACCTGCTAATGCAGTCTTAATCGGTAATGCAGCCATTGGGTTTAATACAGCACTATACTGTCCAATATATCCTGCACTACGCAATAGCGATGCCCCTCGCATAATGTCAGCGATGCCTAAAGCAGCATCAATAGAACCTACTGTTCCACCTGTGAATGAACCGAAGTTGGCAAATGCAGCCTCATCAATTCCTTGTGCTACTGCTAAACCTGCTTGCATTCCTAAATCATTCAATAGGTTAGATGCTGTTGCACCCTCATCCATATCTTTGATTCGGTTATAAACACCCAATTCAGTCATTGAGATTGATGCTGATGTTGCACCTGTCCCTGCATCAGCGAATTCATCTGTTCCGCCGTCCTTTCCGAGGGCTGTCATTGATGCGTACATTGGTACTTGAACTGTATTGCCTGTTCCTGGTGCCACATTATAAGCAGTTCCTACCACTCGTGCTATTGCGTTCTCATATGCAGCAAATTCTGCTGCTGTGATGATTGTTCCAATCATCTGGTCTGTAATTGTGTTTGCCATTTGTCTTTCTCCTAGTTAATGGTTTTATATCAACCCTGCTTCGGCTTGATACTTTTTAAATTTGCCCCTATCGGAAGCCTTTGTCATATCTAATTGGGTAGGATCAAATGTGTCACCATTTATATTAGTAACATTCCCTGAACCACTACCCTTTGGACCTGCTTGTACAAAATGTGGGTTTGTTTGTAAGAATTCCTGAACTAAATCCCCAACCTGCATAGTATTACCGTCTTCGGTATATCTGATTTGATTGGTGGTTGTGTCAAGCACTTCAACATTTCCACTATTAAGTTTTACCTGCCCTTGTAATAATTGAACTACTTGATTTGGATTAATTGCCTTTAATTGAGAAGCCTCATTTAATAAAGCACCATTAATCTTAATATCCCTCAGTTCACTATTCAACGAATTAATCATATCATCCTTTTTGGCAACAGTTTGTTTCAATAAATCATCGAACTCACCCCTTGCTTTCTTGGCTTCTACTACTCGTTCCTCATCTGCTGTTACCAAAGTATTATATTGGTCTATATCAACGCTTGAATACTTCTTCTCGTATTGATTCTTAACCCTATCTACTCGTTGTGCTATGAGTTTATTCACATCCTCTTGTGTGAATGTTGCTTCCTGATTTAATGAAGTATCAGTACCTTCTTGTGTTGCCGTTTGATCTGTCGTTTCAGTTGTCATAATTTTCCTCTTTGACTATGGAGTAAGACCGGTTATTAACCGTATGTTTTGTTATCTATTATTTATACTTATAAAATTTTTTATACTACTACTACTTCTTACTTACTTACTTACTTGCGTGTGTTTTACTCCCATTTAATTCCTCACAGAAATGCGTATGGTTCTAAGTGATGACGGCAATTATGTCTGCTTATGTAAGTGAAAATATAGGTGGCCATTTTACATCTCTCTACTTAGGGGATAAACACGAAAATGGCCACCTACATCGTTCTATATCAACCACTTACGAAATCAGTTTTGACCAACCAACTATCAATGACTTACGAACATCACAGATATCACTTTGGTTCTAAGTGATGACGGCAATTATATCCGCCTCTATCCAAAAACGGATCACTGCCTGATTTACCAGACCATGATGATTGCCATTCACTCATTAATTCTGATTTGGTATATTCATTTCCAAGATGATTTGAACACCACGATCTGGTCTTGTCGTCACTAGGACCAACATATTTCCATTTTTTAATATCTGCTTTACCACTTATATAAGTTACGATGGTAGCGGTGGATTTATAGAATGTATCAATAATGGTTGCTTTTGGATTACCAATATTACTTTTAATAATATCATTTGAAGTTACAATAATATTAGCAATACGACTCCCAACGATAGATGCGTTATAAATTGCTGCATTTAATTTTGATTTTATAAGGGTTGCTTGTGATTGAAATTGGGTTACTGCGTTCTTCCTTACCTTATTCAGTACTCGTTTATCTATTTTCGTACCTTTCAGGGAGGGTAATGTCAATAATAATAACCATGCTGTGTTGAATGAGTTTACAGTATCATTAATTACAGGTGTGTATTCGTCTTCGTATATGCGATCTATTTCTGTTTGGATAGAGATAGCATCAGTGGGAGTTAGAGTTGTATAATTAGAGAGTAATTTAGTGACTTCTCGTTGTATATTACCCAATGATGTATCAAATGATCTTAGGTATGACTGATATAATTCTTCGACTTTCTCTTCATATGTCATACAAGTCCTTCATCGCTGAATATAGCCTCATCATCAATTTCTGTATAGATTTGGTCTAAATCTTCTTCATCGGATACTAATACAGCAATCTTCTTCATAATCGTTTTGTTAAATGTAGTACTATTGATACCAGATGCTTTGGCTTGTTGTAAGAATGTAAGATCATTATATTTGTCTCTTGTATTAAATGAATTTGGATATTCAATCGTGCCATCCCATTTAATATTTTGCATGTTTGCTAATATTTTGAACACTTGTTCTTCTGCCAATTCTAAATTGTCTGCTTTTTCTGCCAATCTTGCATTGAGTAACCTGAATTCGGTCTCCATTGCAACCCCTGACATTGTTTTGCTTTCAATTGCACGAACAGCACCTACATTAGCCATTCGATTGATTGATTCAACCTTATCAACAATAGCAGCACGAATGCTATCTAATGACTGTGAGGTTGGTTGTAAGAGGTATGGAGTTAACCCAGGGTCTAAGTCCTCTGGCATCTCAACAATGCCACCAGCACCTGTTCCTACTCGTGTATCGGCTGTCTTTGCTAATGATGGATGGGAACTTAATCTTATGATTTGTTCAATCTCACTATTCTCATCAAATATTGATCGTTGCATATCAGCAATATCAGCAATATCACTTATACCAGTCCCAGGGGTTAATCCTCGTTGGGCATATAAAGGTACAGCAGTAATCTTATTATATGGATTTGGAACTGAATCTGTCGTTATTGAATCACCGATTGCGATTACTGTATCTGTTCTATCTTTATAATAAATCTTATATTCTTTTTTATCCGATGTATTAGACACAAGGACTTTAAGCATTGATAGTTCATAAGCACCATTATCTAGTCTATCATATGTCCAATCGGTCACATTCGGTGGTGTAATGACTGATACATAAGGTCTTATTCCGTTATCAATTTCATCTTGTCGTGTAGTCATTTCCACATTGGGTCTATCAACTACAATCCATGTATGTCCATAAACAGATGCTAATATACTCGCTTGTTTAATGAACTGATTCCAATTTCTACCCTCTCTATCAGCATCTTCAAGGAAATCTGGTAGTATTGGGTCATTCTCTAATGATTCAAACACCCTTACTGGTAGTTCTGTATAGATAAATGAAGAATATATTTGAACAATAGATGCACAATGATTATCTAATGGGGTTTGGTTAACTCGTTTTCTATAATCTGCATCATTCTCAAACTTATACCTAGTTAGATATGCTTGTTTTTTATATGCATCACCACCTTGAAATGAGTTCATATAGAACTGCCAATTAGGTAATTGTGCTTTATATTGTGTGTTTAGTTCTTCTAGTTGTTGATTGTTATACATATCATTTCCTTAAATTATATTTATTAAAAAGTTCCCATACCAAAGGTCTCTGATTCATCAAATTCCCCCTTATCTCTTCTGATTGGGAACAAATACTCACATAGATAACCGAAGTTATCACTGTAATGGTCATATCCACTTGTTTTATCAGGTATTTGCGTATCAGGCTTATATTCGTGTTTGATTAATGAGTTTATTAATTCCTTGCACTTCGGATCAATTTTAACCTTACCTGAATGGAATGCTGAGTTGACTGCATTGTTCCTATCTTTCACTTCTGGGTGTCGTCTATGGTACTTTGTTCTAAATCCTGCTTGTTCTAGTATTTTAATATCTGTTTGTCCATTGGCAGAAGTTTTTCTTTGTACACCAGCAGGATCGGGATATACAATAATCTTGTTATCTGGGTATCTATTTTTAATTTCTACTGCCATTTCATTTGTATTACTACCATACATTGTAATTTCATCTATGATATGCAGACCAGTGCTATTTTTAATACCGACTGATGCTGTCATTGGGGATATATTAAAATCCATTCCTATATGTAGGTTTTTAATCCTTCCAAGTGCACCCTTATATGGCACAACATGTGTCTTAGGATCAAATGTGTAGTATATTGATCCTGCATATGTCTCAAATGATGCAAGGTATTCTTGCCTGAATGTTCTCTCATCTAAGTCGTGTTCTGCTTGTTCTATTTCTGCTACTGGTACTCTGCCACCATCTAATGTGGTGTATTGCCAACTCTGCCACCCCTGCAGTCGTTGTTGTCCTTTCTGGTACATATCATATGACCAATTACCTTTGCCAGCAGGGGTGGATATGAACAATGCACTACCTCCTGTATCAGATAAGGTTGGTCTTAGTACTTCTGTCCATGTATCAGAGTGAATGTATGCAAACTCATCTAATACTACATGATCCAACCCAACCCCTCGAAGTGAATCAGGGTTATTAGCCCCTTTAAGTGCTATAGTACTTCCGTTTACTAATATTGCTGTTAGTTCAGTTTCATTGGTATCTGCTAACCAGTTTAATTTTCTTAATTTAGCCTTTAATGGTTTCCACATTACCTGTTTTGATTGTCTATAAGTAGGACTTACATAAAACAACTGTTTATCAGGGAATCGTGCCACTTTCCCTAGTTCTCGCATTGCCAAATAAGTTTTACCTGCACGACGACCTGCCATCACCACTTTAAATCGTTCTTCGGCATCGGTAACTGTTTGTTGCCATTGACTAAGCATCAGTCATCCTTTGTGTTTAGTAGGTCTTGTGCTAGTTTAAGTATCACCCCGAATATAAGTCCGACAACTAATGCAATGATGCATTCAGATGGCATGTTGATCCAACCACATCTTCACCCCAGATACAGTGTAACCGATATATTGGTTATCATCTGTATATACTGATGGTGTATATAGAATTGGTTCTTTTGTTTTACGATAGAATTCATCACTATCTTCTAACCAATAACGGATATTCAACCGTTGTAGATCGCTTTCTAAACGAATCATATTTGCTGAACCTATGTTACCTACTATTTTCATTATTCATCGTCCCATGGAAGTGGTTGTTTAGCATCATCATTCTTAACGCCATTATCTGATTGGTCTAAATAATTCTTACCTAGCCATATAAGAAGTGTTTTATCCCCTGCTAATGCCATTGATACTTGTTTTTGTCTGATTCGTTGTTTAACCTTTGTTTGGGTTTGAATAACTGTTTGGGTGAAATGCTTACGAAT